GTTCCTACAAATCCTGTAGCAGTAATCTTACCAGTACTTGGATTGTATGTTAATGTTCCATCTGATTCTAGTCCAAGATTGCCACCATCAATATCTCCACCAGCAGTAAAGATGATCGCATTGTTTTCATCTGTAGATTCGTTATCCGTGATAGTAACAGTAGTAGCAAGTGTTGCTAACGCTACCGCAATATTTGCAGAACCATCAAATGATGTTCCACCAATTGTTCTAGCAGTAGTTAGAGTTGCAGCACTACCAGATGTATTTTGGTTACCAGCACTATTGACACCGGGAAGGTTAATATTAGCAGAACCATCAAACGAAACCCCACCAATAGTTCTTGCCGTCTCTAGTACGGTAGCAGTTGCAGCATTACCTGTGATGTTACTAGAAGTTAATGCAACTGTACCTGTTGCATCTGGCAAAGTAATAGTACGATCAGCAGTTGGGTCTGTGATGGTTAGTGTTGTTTCATGGATATCAGCAGTTGCACCTTCAAAAATGATTGCGTTTGCTGCTTCCATAGTAACTGTATCAACAGTTGTTGTTGTTCCTGCTACTGTAAGATTTGGAACAAGTAATGTTCCTGTACTTGGGTTGTAACGCAATGCACCTGTGTCATCTAATAATGCATTAGATTCATTATGGAAGACTACAGGGAAGTTCGTGTTTGCAGTGCTATCGGAGACTGTAGCAGTAGTAGCAAGTGTGGCTAGTGCAACATCAATATTTGCAGAACCATCAAATGAGGTTCCACCGATAGTTCTTGCGGTAGTTAGAGTTGCCGCACTACCAGATGTATTTTGATTACCAGCACTATTTACACCGGGAAGATTGATATTTGCAGAACCATCAAACGAAACCCCACCAATTGTTCTGGCTGTCGCCAGTGTAGTTGCTGTATCAGCATTACCTGTAACATCGCCAGTTATATCACCAACAAAGTCTGTTGATGTAATACTTGTTGCACCAGTGACAACACCGGCATCAATAACAATTGCACCATCAAGAACAATCTGTTGTCCTGCAACTGGAGTAATTGTTAAGTCAGTACCAGCAGTACTCGTAATAGCATTACCATTAATGTTAATATTATCTACTTGTAGTGCGGTTAATGTTCCTACTGAAGTTATATTTGTTTGGGCTGCACCTGTAACAGTTGCGGCTGTACCAGATGTATTGCCTGTTACATTACCAGTTAGTGTTCCTACAAATCCTGTTGCGGTTACTTTACCTGTGCTTGGATTATAGGTAAGTGTTCCATCAGATTCCAACCCAAGATTACCACCATCAACATCGCCACCAGCAGTGAAGATGATCGCATTGTCCTCGTCCGTAGATTCATTATCAGTAATAGTAACAGTAGTAGCAAGTGTAGCTAGTGCAACATCAATATTTGCAGAACCATCAAATGAGGTTCCACCGATAGTTCTTGCGGTAGTTAGAGTTGCAGCACTACCTGTTGTATTTTGGTTACCAACACTATTTACACCCGGCAGATTAATGTTAGCAGTACCATCAAACGATACTCCACCAATAGTACGAGCGGTTTCTAATGATGTAGCAGTTGCAGCGTTTCCAGTTGTGTCCTGATTGAGTGTACCAATAACAAGATCAATAGTACCATCTGCATCCTGATATGTTGCAGTAATGTTTGTCTCTGTATTACTAGAGAACATCGCACCGACTGTATCTTGTACGACTTCAGAAAGATCAATATTAGCAGTACCGTCAAATGACACACCGTGAATTGTTCGTGCAGTTTCAAGTGCAGTCGCAGTGCCCGCATTTCCTGATGTACTTTGGTTTAGAGTTCCAATTACAAAATCTAATGTGTTATCTGCATCGTCATATGTTACGGTAATATTTGTTTCTGTATTGGAACTAACCATTGCTCCAACTGTGTCAGCAATAGTTTCAGAGAGTGAAACGCCATCAATCGTTAGTGCATCGGTTTCCAAAGTTCCATCAACGTCAACATTTCCAGATATGTCTAACGATGCAGCTGTGACTACGCCTGTTGTTGTTAGGTTCTCATTACCAAAACTAATCGCACCAGAACTGTCGGTGATAGAACCAGCAGATAATGCAAGAGTTCCAGCGCTAAAAGTGGTCCCCGTTAAAGTCGTGATAGTGGCAGATGTGATTGTTCCACCGACAACACCAGAAATTGTTGGCGCAGTTAAAGTTACTACTGTTGCAGTTGCACTGATACCACTGGTCAAAGATGATGCATCTCCGATTAGAGTATAAATCTCTAAGAAGTTATCATTAACTTTATCGAGAGCTACTCTTAGGTTATCGCCAGTGCCATCATTTTCGACCGTACCTAGTCCAATTACTTGATTTGCCATTTAAATTCTCCTAATACTATTTATAATCATGTAGGATCACCAAATGGATTTTTCTCACTAAAGTCTAGTACTGTATCATCTAATACATCAAATAACTCATTTTGAGCCGTCTTATCATTAACATAATCACCAATATGATAATCTTCCGATATAATGTATTCATCGTCGCCAGTTTCAAGTAGGATACTCTCACCATATGAAACAGGGTCTGTAGTAATTATTACAGAATCACCAGTAACAATTGTTGTATCAACAGTAAAGCCAACAATATCTACAGTTAATTCCTCACCAAAAATTGATGCATTTTCAAGAGTAATCTGATAGTCAGAACTTGCAGTTGAAAGCGCAGTTTCAATTGCATCAATATCTGTGATACCTGTATCAAGTGCTTCTGAACCATAATCGAACAACCGACAACGCATCTTGTAAACTGGATTATTGTCCAGCTGATGGAAAGGATCATCGTGATCTACAAAGTTAATCTCAAATAACTTTTTGAGTAACGGATGATAAATCGCATCACCCTCTAGAGGACGATCAGCATCAGTCGCATCAGTTTCATTTAGAATATAAAATATCTCGCCTTCTAATACAGATTCAGAAAGTGTACCAGCCTCCAATTGAATAGAACCAGACGATGTTGAATCTGTTGCTGCTTCAATCTGTAATTGTTTTGTTTTCTCTTGGAACCTTGTTTTACTTACAACAAAGGTTGCTTCACTTAAATTCTGTAAACCAAACTGAGACATCAGTTCTTGTTCTCCAGCATAACCCCCGCCAGAATCTTCCATATACATTTCGATAAGAGACTGAGTATTAAACTTGGATAGTGAATCTTCTCCAAGAACATTGTCTTCTGCAACTAATGTGCGGTCAAGATAATATACATCATGGCCATGAATTTGAATTGCTTCTACAACCAAGTTGGCGTATAGTGACTGTTCAGCTGAACTTATTTGACCTGTAGTCATCAGTTTGGAACCCCTGCATCACCAAATGGATTTGACTCACTGAAGTCCAATACTACATCATCTAATGTATCAAACAATTCATTTTGTGCGGTCTTGTCTATAACTCCATCACCAATACTTGGGGATTCTTCTGATATAAGGAAATCATTACCACCAGTTTCGAGTAGGATACTTTCACCATATGAAGCAGGGTCGCCTGCTGCTACTGTACTATCCAAGGTTATAGCTGTAGAAGAAATGTCAATAAAAACAATATCTAGACTTAATGCTTGGCCAACAAATGATGCATTTTCAAGAGTTAACTGGTAATCAGAAGTTACTATTGATAGATCATCTGAGATTACATCAATTTCAGTAATACCAGTACTGAATTCTTCTGAGCTATAATCAAACAGACGACAACGCATCTTGTATACTGGATTACTATCTAACTGATGAAAAGGTTCATCATGGTCCACAAAGTTAATCTCAAACAATTTCTTTAGTGTTGGATGATAAATTGCATCACCCTCAAAAGGACGATCTGAATCAGTTGCAGCAGTTTCGTTTAGAATGTAAGATATTTGACTATCGGATACCGTACCAGATTCCAACTGAATAGAACCAGACGATGTTGAGTCTGTTGATGTTTCAATCTGTATCTGTTTTGTTTTTTCTTGAAATTTTGTCTTACTTACAACAAAAGTTGCTTCACTAAGGTTCTGCAAACCAAACTGAGACATCAGTTCTTGTTGACCAGCGAAACCACCACCAGAGTCTTCCATATACATTTCAATAGAAGATTGCGTATCAAATTTAGATAATGCATCTTCACCAAGAACTGTATCTTCTGCAACTAATGTGCGGTCAAGATAATACACAGAGTGTCCTCTATGATGAATAGCTTCTGAAACTAAATCAGCATATAGGGATTGCTCAGTTGCAATTGCAGCTACACCACTTGTATGGAAATGTTTATTAACCGCCATTAATTAACCTATCATATAATTAACTGGCAACTCAAAGGTAAGTTGAATTTGTTCTTCCAACTTATTAATCTCTTCCTGTGCCTGTGAATAGATAGTTTCGCCATTCATAGTAACTCCGCCCAGCATAGCAACACCACTGAACTTGGATAGGTTTGCACCCCACTGCTGTTTAATCAGAGCAGTTGCATATCTCTTTAGAAAAATATCATCATAAATATCGGTGAATGTGTTTGGGTCTATTTTGCGATAACATTCTGCAATAATGTAGTCCTCACCCGCAACAAAGTCATTTGTCCAATCACCATCGATGTAAAGACGATTCTGATGTTGGTTAAATCGGATTGGTGTTTCACCAACAAGAATGTGTTCTAGAAGGTCTAGGTTATCCATAGCCATCTGATACTGAATGACAGAAGTGGAAGACAGATCATACAAATCATTAAGACGCAATTGGTAACGAACATCAAACATGTTAGCACCACCACCTGTACCTGTGAATGGCCAGACCTGTATCACTGACACAACAGCAGAGGGCATTGGGATAAAATTACTACCCTCTAGAAATGTATCAGTAATTGTACTGTCTGATGTATCAGTTCCCGTTGAGGTTATATTTGCCTGTCCTCTCGTAACATCTGCTTCGGTAATCAGATGTTTAAGATACATCTTCTCAATAC